TGATGCTGGGGATTGGGATTGGTGTCCTGTATACCAAGGAACTTCAAAGCAACATATTTGTCAAAAGTCAATTACACCAATACAAGTATTTAATAAATTAAAGTTGTGAGAAAAGTATTAGTTTTTATAGAATCGTTTTCAATAGGAGATACAGTAGCGGCTGTTCCTTATGTTAATAAATTTCAAGAAGTAAACTCAACAGATGATGTTTTTATTAGTATAAATGATTGGTTAATACCTTATTTTTCTGCTGTTTACCCTAATTTAAAATTTATAGGTAAAAATACAGGTTATGTTTTTGATAAAATTATTAACTTAATATATGATTATAATAAACCCCTCCAACAGGGTTATGCTGAACAATTAGGTTTTATTAATGCTCCTTATATTAGACCTAATATTTTAATTCCTAATATGGAACGTTCTATAAAAAACAAATATGTTACTATAGGTGTTCATTCTACAATCCAAATGAAATATTGGAATCACCCAAAAGGTAAAAAGGTTCAACCTGAAGCCCCTTATTGGAATGAATTATGTGGGATGCTTCGTAAAGAAGGTTATACGCCAGTAGTTGTAGAACAAGATGAACTATTTGGAGCTAATACTTTAAAAAATGGTTTACCAAATAAAGCTAATAAAAAATTCGGACAATCATTTTTAGAATCAATGAATTTAATTTACCATTCAGAACTATACATAGGATTATCCTCAGGTATGTCTTGGGTTGCTCATGCTATGGGTAAACCAGTAGCTATGATAGCTAATTTTACTGAAGATTGGAATGAATTTGATTTATCAACACCTGATTATATTAGAATAACAAATAAAAATGTATGTCATGGATGTTGGAATTTAATTAATAAAGAATTTGAATTTGATCCTCATGGGGATTGGTATTGGTGTCCAAAACATCAAAATACTAATAGACAATTTGAGTGTCATACATCAATAACACCAGAACATGTATTTAATGAAATAAAAAAATGGATATAAACAATTTTGATTGGGGTTGGATGGAAAATCCCGAAGTAACAGATTTAAAACCTCTTTTAATTAAGGAAGTTTTTGAAGATAGAATTTATGAAAAATTCTTTACTATTGATGAAGGTGATATTGTATTAGATATTGGTTCTTCTGTAGGACCTTTTGCTTATTCTATACTTGACAAAAAACCAAAACATATTTATTGTTTAGAACCAAGTTCCATAGAATTTTTAACATTAAATAAAAATTTAAGAGGGTTTCCTGTAACACCAATAAAAAAAGGAATTGGTGAACATAATAATGGATTTTATTCTGATATGGTTTATGGAGAACTTGGTAATGAAAAAACTTTTATCGAAAGTATAAATTTTACTACTTTATTAAAAGATTATAGTTTAGATAAAATTGATTTTTTTAAAATTGATTGCGAGGGAGGTGAATATCATGTTTTTACTCCTGAACATTTAGAATTTTTAAAAACAATTTCTAAAATAACTGGTGAGTGGCATTTACAAACAGAAGAAGAAAAATCATTATTTAGAAATTTTAGAGATAATATTTTACCTAATTTTAATAATTATGAAGTTTATTCGGTAGATAATATTGATATAAAATGGGATTTATGGAATGAACATTTTATAGAATATTATAGGCAAGTTATTATTTATATAGATAATCGTTAAAATTTTAAAACCCACAATATTTATCAATAAACATGCCATTACAAACTTTATCAAACACAAATATTACAAACGGTAATGTTATTCAAGCAGCAGATGTATCTCAATCTATTGATGCTTTTACCGGAGTTGTAGGATACGCTATCACTGTTTCTGGTTCATTTACATTTTCAGGAGCAACTACAGGTAGTGGATATTTTGCTAACGCTGTAAGTAGTTCTCGTTCTATAAGTAGTTCATATTCCATAAGTTCATCAGTAGCCATAAGTAGTTCATATGCTGCTTCCTCGTTAAGTAGTTCATATGCTTCTTCATCGTTAAGTAGTTCATATGCTACTAGTGCTTCATATGCTATAAGCAGTTCATATTCTATAAGTTCATCAGTAGCCATAAGTAGTTCATATGCTACTAGTGCTTCATATGCTATAAGTAGTTCATATGCTGTAAGCAGTTCATATTCCATAAGTTCATCAGTAGCCATAAGTAGTTCATATGCTGCTTCCTCGTTAAGTAGTTCATATGCTTCTTCATCTTTAAGTAGTTCATATGCTACTAGTGCTTCATTAGCCATATCAGCAGACCAACTAGTAAATCAATATTATGATAATGGATCCGCTGTATTACCCGCAAATTTTAAATTTGTAGCAGGCAAAACAATAATGACATCAGGAGCCGCTACAAGTAGTGTGTTTCCTGTTTTATTAGGTAAAGTATTAGGTGATACTGTATGGATTAATGCCTCATACCCTGAAGCCTTCTCAACCACTCCTGGTCAATCTCTTCTTAAAGTTAATGTATCAAGCAGTGGCCAAGTATTAATTAGTGGAGCTCTTTCAGACTCAGGAACAGTTATATTTACAGGAACATATATTTAAAAAATAATAAATGGAAAATAAAGTTTTAACCCCCGAAGAGTTACAAAAATTAAAAAACACTCAAACTAACAGAAATGCTTTAATGAGAGATTTTGGTTTTATTGAATATCAAATTCAAGAATTAGAATTACAAAAAGAAGGCCTTATTGAGGCATTATCAAAAATAAAAAATGATGAAACTCAAATAGCTAAAGAATTACAAGAAAAATATGGTGAAGGAGCTGTTAACATAGATAAGGGAGAATTCATACCCTCTAATTAATTTTTAACTCCTCTTGTCATATTTATCACAGAATAAAATCAATATAATTTTAGAAACATGGCAGAAACATTAATATCTCCTGGCGTACTAGCAAGAGAAAACGACCAATCCTTTATCACGCAGCAACCTATTACAGTAGGTGCTGCTATTATTGGCCCTACAGTTAAAGGTCCTGTAGAAGTCCCCACTGTTGTTACATCATATAGTGAATATGAAAATAAATTCGGTACTGGATTTTTAAGTGGTAGTCAAGTTTATACTTATTTCACCTCAATCGCGGCTTATAATTATTTTGCAAACGGTGGTGAAACTTTATTAGTATCTAGAGTAACTACAGGTTCATTTACAGAAGCGACTACAGTAACTGGTTTGACTGGTTCTAATGGTGTTGTAAATGCAACTCCTTTAACAACAGCTTCAACTACTCTTGGTATAACTCCATTCTCAGCAAGTTTTGTTGCTGTTGGTTCAAGCTCATTTAATGTAAATAATACTATTATTAATCTTACAGGAAGTGCTCAAGCAAATACTATTGGACAAATTAATATTAATGCTTCTACCTTTACAACCCCAACAACCTTTGCTTCAGGAATAGTAACTATTTTAAATGCTAGTTCTTCCGCAACTGCTTATACTTCATCTTTACAATACATAACAGCCTCTAGTAATATTGCTAATTTAACTTTATCTTCTACTTCAAATGTTAGTGGAATAATTGGAAATACTTTCTTTACAATTTCAGGTAGTACTACAACTAATTTTAGTGGTGGTAAAAATACAGCAGCTTTAGTATTAGCAACTTTATCTGAAGGTGCTTTAATGAACGATACAGGTAGTGAAGATATTAGTGGTTCATTAGCATCAGGTTCTTCTGATAATATCAGATGGCAGGTTGCTAATAGTGATACTTCACAAGGTACTTTCTCATTAATTATCCGTCAAGGTAATGATAATATAGATAATCCTATTGTATTAGAAACTTGGACTAACTTATCAATGGATCCAACAGCTCCTAATTTTGTTACTAAAGTATTAGGTGATCAAAAGAAAAATTATAATTCAACAACAATCCAAATTGAAGTATCAGGATCTGTTCCTAACTTCTCAAGATACGTAAGAGTTAAATCAGTAGCTACTCCTACACCAAATTATTTCGATAATACGGGTAATGCAAAAACTCAATTTACAGCTTCAATTCCCGTAAATAGCAGTGGTTCATTTGCTAACGCAGTTGGAGATTTATATGCTGCTAGTTATGCTGGTGGATCCGGAGCTGCTTATTATGGAGATATTACTACTGTAAGCAATATTCAAGGTTTAAATACAGGTAGTTATGATAATATGATTAATTTATTATCAAACCAAGATGATTATAAATTTAACGTTTTAATTACTCCAGGTATATTTAACTCACTCCACCCAACACAAACTACAAATATTATTAATAATACTCAAAACAGAGGTGATAATATTTATGTACTTGATTTAGTACCTTATACAGAACAAAATATTTCTTCAGTAGCTGCTCAAGCAAATGCAAGAAATACTTCATATGCTGCTTCATACTGGCCTTGGGTTCAAACAATAGAACCTAATACTGGAGCATTAGTATGGGTACCTGCTTCAACATTAGTAGCTGGTGTTTACGCTTATAACGATAGCGTTTCAGAACCTTGGTTTGCACCTGCAGGTATTAATAGAGGTGGTTTATCAACAGTAGTAAGAGCTGCTCAAAAATTATCACAAACACAAAGGGATAACTTATACATCAATAAAATAAATCCAATCGCTACTTTCCCAGGTACTGGGGTTGTAGTATACGGACAGAAAACATTACAAACTAAAGCAAGTGCTTTAGATCGTGTAAATGTTCGTCGTTTATTAATTGCAGTTAAGTCATACATTTCTCAAATTGCAAATAACTTAGTATTTGAACAAAATACTATAGCAACAAGAAATGCTTTCTTATCTCAAGTTAACCCATATTTAACATCAGTTCAACAACGACAAGGTTTATATGCTTTTAAAGTAATTATGGACTCTAGCAACAACACACCTGATGTAATCGATAGGAACCAATTAGTAGGTCAAATTTATCTTCAACCAACTAAAACTGCTGAATTCATTTACTTGAACTTCAATATTTTACCAACTGGAGCAACTTTCCCTGCATAATTTTTTAAAAACTAAATATTTATAACAAAAGAAATAATATAAAAACATGGCAATTTTAGATCCAAACGAAATATTTTTTACCGCCTTTGAACCTAAAGTACAGAATAGATTTATTCTTTACGTAGACGGAATCCCTTCATACTTGATCAAAGGGGTAAGTGGAATAGAATTAACTCAAGAAGAAATTGTATTAAACCACATCAACGTTTACCGTAAAGTAAAAGGTAAATCTAAGTGGGGAGATATTACAATGACTTTATTTGATCCAATTACACCTTCAGGAGCTCAAGCAACAATGGAATGGGTTCGTTTACACCACGAATCAGTAACTGGTCGTGATGGTTATAGCGATTTCTACAAGAAAGACTTAACAATTGATATTTTAGGTCCAGTAGGTGACATCGTTTCAGAATGGGTAATTAAAGGTGCATTTATTAAAACAGCTAATTTCGGTGAATATAACTGGGATACAGACGCTGCAGCACAAAACCTTACAATTACAGTAGGAATGGATTACTGCGTATTGAATTTCTAATTAAAAATAAAATTAAAAAGAGCTCGCAATTTTTGCGAGCTTTTTTGTTTTTCATATATTTATATACGACAATAAAGTTATAACAAAACAGATTATGGAAGAAAATAAATTTAAATTCCCGACAGAAACCGTGGAATTGCCCTCAAAAGGACTAGTTTACCCTTCTTCATCCCCCTTATCTAAAGGATCAGTGGAAATGAAGTACATGACAGCTAAAGAAGAAGACATTTTAACAAACCAAGCATACATTAAAAAAGGTGTTGTGTTTGACAAATTATTAAAATCCCTTATCATTACTGATGGGGTAAATTTAGATGATTTAATTGTTGGTGATAAAAATGCCCTTTTAGTTGCTGCTCGTGTTTTAGGTTATGGTGGAGACTATAAATTTTCATTGTATGGAACAGAATATGAGGTTGATTTAACTACCCTTGAAAATAAATTTTTCGGAAACGAAGATTTTGAAAAGGGGAAAAATGAATTTAAATTTACTTTACCACATTCTAAAGTTGAAATTACTTTCAAGCTTCTGGATGGTAAAGTAGAAAAATCAGTTGACGCTGAATTAGAAGGATTAAAGAAAATAAATAAAGATTTATCCCCAGAATTAAGTACAAGATTAAAACATTTAATTTTATCAGTTGGTGGTAACTATGAACAAAAAGATGTTCGTGAGTTCGTAGATAATTATCTATTAGCAAAAGACTCTAGAGCGTTGCGAGATTATATTAAATCATTCCAACCCGACGTAAATATGACTATAAACCACGTGGATGCAGACGGCTTCGAGGAGGAAGTCACCATCCCCGTTACTCTTAACTTTTTTTGGCCTGAATCTTAATTCAATAGCTGAAGAAAGAATGGCTCTTTTTGCTCAATTACATGATATATGTTTTTGGGGTCAAGGAGGTTATGATTTTGAAACTGTTTACAATTTACCTTTATGGTTAAAAAATTTTATCTTTAGCCAAATGCGAAAACATTATGACAAGACAAATAATAACGATCAAGATGAAGTAATACAAAAATCAATAGCTAATTTAAGAGCCGGAGCTATGCCTAAAGTAGCACCAAACCAAAAAGTATTATATAAAACAGAGGCATCAACAAAATGATGCCTCTTAATATTTATAACATATAATACCCTGTAATGACCGATAGTAAAGAACAGTTA